TGACGATCTGCGCGTGTCGGTCAGTGGCTTGCCGTACCTCGCTCAGGCCGAGTTGATCCATGGGCTGGATGCGCTGTTTGGCCGATTGCCGCAGTGGGGCGCAGACCTTGGCTCTGCTGGCACCGCGGTGGTGCGCGATCTGCAAGCGCTTGAGTTGTTCGGCGCGGCGCGCTTTGACGAGCGCATGACAGGCTACCAGTTCGCCGGCAGCGTGGATTGCATCGGCGAGGATGGCGAGGCCTTGCGTGATCCGACCGACGACGCCGGCGAGAAAACCTTGCGCGCGCCCGCCAAGCACTGGGCCACGCAAAGCATGATCCGGCGCTTCCAGCGTCACGGCTACGCGCTGGCATACGACGCCGAAACTCTGAACTGGATGACAAGCCACACCGCTCGCGAGGGCGCGAAGTGGGCGATCTACAGCAAGACCAACGACCACAACATTGACGCCCGTCGCGTGCAAATGCTTCGCAAGCTGTACGCCGAATTTGGCAGCAGCGTGGATGTGTTCGCGTCGGGGTCTTATGCGAGGAATGCAGCATGACCAGCACCCTGTCCCTGGCCGCCATCCGCGTGCTCACCGATGAAGCGCTCGACGCAGCGAAGGCGCGCTTTACCGAGATCGGCGGCGTGGTGAATTGGGCGCGCCTGCGCTGCAATTCCGCAGAGCGCTACGAAACGGACATCGGCGACAGCGGTGTGCGCGTCTACGTGGAAGAGGCTTGCCCCAGCGCGTCATCGCTGCGCCTGTTTGTGCGCAATCACCTGGCCGCCGCTGGCCAACCCAACATCGACGTCATCACGGAGTGGTAACCATGAACCTGCTGTCACGTGTGAGCCAGATCACGCGCCAATTGACCGGCCGCACCGCCACCAAAAACCCCGACGCCAGCAGCGTGATCGTGCGCGCTGGCCAATCGCTGGGCGCGTGGCAAGGCGCGCTCGGGACGTTCACCCCGCGCGAAGTGAATCCCCATCTTTACGAGGCGCTGCGCGAGGCGCTGCCCATCCTCGACGGTGCCATCAATCGCCTGGTCACACTCGACGGCATCGTGCGCGTTACCGGCACAAACAAAGAGCTAGTGGCCACCATCAATGATGGCCTAATGGCGAGCATCCCCGTCAACGATGCGGAGGCCGGATTGCAAGCCGCCTATGCCTCGCAAGGTGGCGAGCTTTACGAGCAAGGGCTGGGATTAGTCGAGATGGTGATGGACAAGCGCGGCCGCGAGTTGATCGGCCTGCGCGTGCCCGATGCGAAAGGCATCGCTTTCGACCGCGATCCGGAGACATTGCAGCTGCGCTGGTGGTATCGCGCCCCGGCGCGGTCCGGGTCGCTGCGCCGCGATGGCACCGATCAAGTGGAAGCGGTGTTGCGGCGCGGTGTAAGCGCCGTCACCAGCGCGGTGCTGACCGGTCACGACTACACGCAGCTGGACCCGTCACGCATGGTCTACGCAGTCAATCAGCCGGAGGCCGATAACCCGTATGGCGTCAGCGTGATGCGGTCGATGGAGTTCGTCGCGCAGATCCTGCTAAAAATCCAGAACGCCACCGGCCACGTGTGGGACCGCTTCGGGGACCCGTCCTACAAACTCACGTACAAGACCAAGAATCGCCGGCTGGTCGATGACGCCGCCGCGCTGGCGACGCGCCGCGATCGCTTGGCCCGCGATCTGGCCGCCACCATCAACGCCAAGCGCGCCGGCAATAGTGCCGACTTTGTGCAGGCCATCGGCGCGGATGACGACATCCTGCTGGAAGTGATCGGCGGCAAAGATCAGGTGATGGAAATTGAGATGCCTGCTCGGCACATGCTTGAGCAGATCGTCGGCAAAACCGGCGTGCCGGCGTGGCTGCTGGGCTTGCAGTGGACCACCGCCGAGCGCCTGGCGCAGCAGCAGAGCGAGATGGTGCTGCAAGAGAGCCGTACGCGCTTTGAGCGACGCTTGCCGGGACTGCGCCGCATTGTTGAAACGTGGCTGCGCGGGCGCGGGCTGACATGGAAACCGGGCGACTGGCAGTTGGTGCAGGAGTTGCCCAGCCTGCACGACGAATTGAAGCGCGCGCAGTCGGCGTTCCTCAATGCGCAAACCGAATTCATGCGCCGCGGCGGCAGCAGTGGCGGCAACATGCCGCCCACGCCGCCCGGCACCGATCAGGGCGCAGCGAAGAGCTACACCATGCACCCCGATGGCAGCATCACGATTCACGGTACCGTTCACACCGATGGCAGCGTCACGATTCACGGCGCGCGCGCGCTCGCCCGCCATCCGCGCACCAAGGCGTCCGGCACCGGCGAGCCGTGGGCCGAAGATGATGCCGAGTTGCCGCGAATCGAAGCGCGCGCCACCGGCGAATTGCTCAGCGCGTGGGGCGCATTGCAGGCCGCTACGCTGGCGGCGCTGAGCCTGCCCGCCAAGCAAGCCAAGGTAGTCGGCAAGGCCGTGGCGTGGTCATTCGCGCCCGAGCTGCGAACAACACTGGCGCAGATGGCTGACAAGTTTGAATTGCAGCAGGGCGCAGACCAAGGCGCATTGATGCGCGGCATGCTTGACGGATGGCTGCGCGGCGTCGAAAACGCTGCAGGCGATCTGGATGTGGATGCCGCCCTGCGCGCCGTCAGCGAAGATGCCCGCATCCTGATGCGCGAGCGCGCCCTCGGCCTGATTCGCTCCACCGTCGCACGCACGTATCGCGATGACATCCTCGCCGAGCTGGCCGACGGCGCTTACAACGGCCTCAGCCCTCCCGAGGTAGCCAAACAACTGCGCGCCCGCTTCGGTGCCCACGACTACGACTGGGAGCGCTTGGCCCGCAGCGAGATCGCGCAGGCGCAAGTGATGGGCAAGGAGGCCGAATACGCCGAACTCGGCGTGACCGAATACGACTACATCACCGCCGAGGATGAGCGCGTGTCGGCAATCTGCCGCAGGCACGAAGCGACGAGCCCACACACCCTGGGCGCCGGGCCGCTGCCGATGCGCGACAGCCACCCGAATTGCAGGTGCTCGATTCGGGCGGTGGTGGGTGATCTATGAGCAGGAGCGGCTACACCGAAGAAGGCGAGGACAACTGGCAGATGATCATGTGGCGCGGGAGCGTGGTGTCGGCGATGCGCGGCAAGCGCGGCCAGCGACTGTTGCGAGAGCTAGCGGCGTCAATGGATGCCATGCCGGAAAAGGTTTTGATTGCCAACGACTTGGAAAAAGATGGCTGCCATTGCGCGCTCGGCGTCGTGGGTGCCGCGCGCGGGATTGACCTCGCCGCCATCGATCCAGATGACTCGTTTACCGTGGCGCAGAAATTCGACATCGCCGAGCCACTGGCGCAGGAAATCGTGTTTCAGAACGACGAGGCGGTGTATTGGGAAGAGCCGCCAGCGCAGCGCTGGACGCGAATGCGCGCATGGGTGCAGAGCAAGATTGTCGCGCCGCCTAACAGCGTGGTGAGCGGCCGGCACGAGTAACGACACGAACGCGGGACGGGTTAGCCGGTCCGCTCGACCTAATGTTAGGGCGCACAACCGGAGAAGAAAATGAACGACAAAGAGACTGCGGCCAAGGATGCCGCCACAGCGAACGCAAACCTGAACACATGGGGTGCCGTGGTTGCGCTGTTGGAGGGCGGCCTGCTGAGCGGGCCGAGCAAGCACTACAACCCTGCAAAGTCGAAGATCATCGACATTGCGAAAGCGCAGATGCAGCAAGAGCTAAAAAGGTATGACGCCGCGCTGGCCCGCGTGAAAGCGCCCTAACAGTGGAATTAACGCGCCGCGCGACGGCGCACAGGGTTGCGACCAAGGTCATTCGGTCGCGTTGAATGACTGGTTAGGCCTCTGTTGCCGAATCGAAAGGAAATTGACATGAAGGTGAACTTGATCGGGATGATTCTGAACAACGTCGGCCGCCGCTACTTCGACGGATTGGTGATGGACGACGACGGTGTGCCTCTCCCGCCTGCCGACTCGCTGCACACGCTCATCATGGAGTACGCCAAGGTTGTCAACGGCGGCACGTCTGATCTGGTTGTGGCCTCGCGTGAGGTGTTGACGCCAACGCCACTGCTGCGGGCAGGCGGGTGAGGCCTAACAGAGAGGTAAGCGGCCGCCCAGCCGATTGATTACTGAACACAAAGAACGTCCCGGCGGTCCGCTTGACCGCCTAGTTATACGACCAACTTAGCCATGAAGCCCTACTACGACGACGGCCAATTAACGATCTACCACGGCGATTGCCGTGATGTGCTGCCTTTACTGCAGCCGGTGGATGCGATTGTCACCGACCCGCCGTATGGCGAAACGAGCCTTGTTTGGGATAGGTGGCCTGCGGGCTGGCTAGATGCTTGCCGGTCAGTGACAAATCAGCTTTGGTGCTTTGGGTCGCTGCGCATGTTTGTAACGCAGTCCGCAGAGTTTTTGAGGTGGAAGCTGGCTCAGGAAATAGTGTGGGAAAAACACAACGGGACGGGGCTTTTTAACGACAGATTCAGGCGCGTTCATGAGCTTGCCGCGCACTTCTACCGCGACGATGTTTCGTGGTCTGGGCTGCACAAAGACCCGCAGTTCACGAACGACGCGCGGGCGCGCGTTGTGAGGAAGAAGAGCAGGCCGGCGCAGTGGATTGGCGCTACTGGCGACAGCACGTACGTCAGCGAGGACGGTGGGCCGCGTTTGATGCGAAGCGTTATTCAGGAGCGGAGCTGTCACGGCAGCGCGATGCACCCAACACAAAAGCCGGAAAGCATCATCGCGCCACTACTTCGCTATTCAGTGCCGCAAGGCGGGGTTGTTTTAGATCCGTTTGCGGGCAGCGGAACAACGCTATCGGTTGCCCGGAAAACAGGGCGCAAGGCTATTGCAATTGAAGTCCGAGAAGAGTTTTGCGAAATGATGGTCAGCCGACTAGCTCAGTCAGAGTTGGCCGTATAACAGAGAGGTAAGCGGCCGCCCAGCCGATTGATTACTCAACACAAACAACGTCCCGGCGGTCCGCTTGACCGCTTAGTTATGGAGCACATGCGATGAGTTGCGAATACGTACGGCAGCACTACAACGTTCCCGCAGTGATTGGCCGGAGGGTGGTGGTGGATGGAAAGCCCGGGATCATTGCCGCTGACCGGGGCCACTACATCGGCGTCAACTTCGACGCCTCCAAGCCCGGCGCCATCGCGAACGCGCACCCGACGTGGCGCGTTGAATACGGCGAAATGGGCGAGGTGCGCAAGATGACGCGCACCCAGCAGCGCTACGCGCGTTGGCTCGAATACGGCGAGTGCTTCGATTCCTTCCTCGCGTATTGCCGATGGGACTCCCGGCCGGAGCGGGAGTGGAACCGTGCTGCATAACAGTGGAATTAACGCGCCGCACGACGGCGCACAAAAGGGCGACCAAGGTTAGACGGTCGCGTTGAATGAATTGTTAGGCATCTGTTGCCGAATCGAAAGGAAATTGACATGAAGGTGAACTTGATCGGGATGATTCTGAACAACGTCGGCCGCCGCTACTTCAACGGATTGGTGATGGACGACGACGGTGTGCCTCTCCCGCCTGCCGACTCGCTGCACACGCTCATCATGGAGTACGCCAAGCTTGTCAACGGCGGCACGTCTGATCTGGTTGTGGCCTCGCGTGAGGTGTTGACGCCAACGCCACTGCTGCGGGCAGGCGGGTGAGGCCTAACGCGGAGTTAACTGGTGCCGCCCCGTGCGGCTTGATTCCCCTGGAGCCGTGAAGCGGTATCCAGTTCAACGAATAGTTATGGCGCAGGCCCGAGGATAGTGAAATGAGCAAGAAACTGCTAGACACAATGGTCAACCGATTCCTTTGCTGGAAACTGCCGAAAGATTTCCACCCAGACGCCGGGATCAGCTTTACGCCGACTCATTTCCAGAATGGCGAAAACGCAGACCTGCATTGGCCGGTTGGCACGAACCTACTCACCGCCGTTCAGGCGCGGGCGATGTTTGAGCATCTTTTGGCAGGAGCTATTGTCCAGCCGGACAGGTACGAAACAGAAGCAGAAGGCGAGGCATTCACGGATGGGTATTTTGAGTGCCGTGATGAAATGATGAATGCGCCCTAACAGGATGTAGACCCCACATCCGGGGTGTTGCGGCGTATTGACGCGGAGCAACAATCGAGCGGTGCCAGCGACTTGCGGCAACCATACGGTCATACACCCCTAATTCGTTCAGATTCGCATGGCGGGGAGGGTTGCGCCGCCTCACGCCGCGCGCGGCGCGGCTCGTGTCAAGCATTGCTGGCGACATTTAACGCGGGCATTGCGTATTCAGGCGGCTGCAAGTGATTTTTTGCGCGATCTGCGCAGACACGAGTGGAGGCCGCGTGTGATGTCCAGTGATCAGAAAATCGAACCCGGTGCGCTGCGCCAGCTGGCGGTAAAGGCCATCGTGCCGCAGCTTGAAGGCATGAGCGGCGAAGCCATTGCCGATCTGCGTGCGGCGGAGGAGTTGGACGGCAATCCGCGCGTGTCGCTGCTGCATGCGATCACTGCGGTGCAGACCGAACGCGCTGCGGCTGCGCCTGTTGTCGATGCGGCTGCGCCTGTTGTCGATGCGCCTGCATGGCTGACGCCTGACTACCTCGGGCCGCTAACGGCTGACCAAGGCCAAGCGCGTTTGCGCGTGCATGGTCACCACGTTACCAAGCCCGTTTCGGCACCGGTCGAGAAGTGAGCCAAGCGCACACCAAGTCGCTGCGGCTGCACTGCAAGGCGGCGTCTGCGCCGACTGCCGAGCAGCTTGTCAAGATCCGCGTGTACACGTTGCGCGATTTCACGGCCGATGAGCTGGTAGTCAGGGAATATCTGCTGGCGCACAACGGCATCGACCGCGATCAGGAGTGCTTTTCTCCCGCGCTGCTAGACGAATTCGCGCGCACGCTGCCTGGCAAGGGTGTGTTCATCCGCCACCCTGGTGGCTTGTCCGGCGACGGCGGGCCAGGCGAAGGCTTGGTCTACGCTGCCGTGACAGAACGCATGCCGCTCGACGCCGCGCGTATCCAGTTGCGCGAGGCGCGGCTCACGTTTCCACCCGATGCGGTTGAAGCGACGCTGCTCAAGGTGTCGGCGTACTACGTGCGCACACCGGACAACGAATCATTTTTGCGCAAGCTCGACGGCGGCATCGGCGGCGATGTGTCGATTGCCTTTTTCGCCAAGCGCAGCGACCGGCTGAAGGATTCCAGTGGCGTCGAGCTGAACGTGTGGCGCTGGGACGCGCCCGGCGAAGCGCTGGAAATGTCCCACGTGTGGCTGGGCGCACAGCCCGGCGCGCGCGTTGTCAAAAGCACATCCCGAGACTCAAAGGAAAACACCATGGACCCGAACCAAAAGCAGATCGCCGACCTCACCGCAGAGCGCGATCAGCACAAGGCAGCGGCTGACGCCAACGCCAAGGCGGCGGCGTCCTACGGCGCGCTGGTCAAGCATCTGGGCGAAGACGCCACGCTGTTGGACAACCCCGTTGCACTGCTCAAGGCCGTGACGGATGGCCGCGCGCATCGCACGTCGCTCATCAACGACATCGTCGCCGTCGAGCGGCAACTCGGCATCACTGGCGATACGCCGGAGGCAGTCACTGCGGCGAAGTCGTTGTATGAGGACTTCCCGACCGACA